AAACCGACCTAGTGTTTCCCGATACTGAGCAACGGATACCAATGGGTTTGCTGGGCCTTGCGTCTGCAAAATCTGCTCTTGCTTCTGCAATACCATAGCTGCCATAGCCATCTGCTGATCTTTGTTACCAGTACCTAAGCCTACATTAACGCTCATGTCGTAGTGGTTAGACCACTCTCTAGGGTCAATAGATACATACTTGCCACGCAGACGGATTACACGCTCTTTGTCTTGGTACTTGCAAAGTAATTGGAAAATCCCTGTAAACAAGTCCTTTACACCAGTATCAGCAAAGATACGAGCAATCATCTCAAGACGGCCTGCACCAGTCTGTTGCATTGCTGCAATAGCCGTAGCGGTAGTGTTCTGCAAAATGCTTGGATCTAACACTTGACCAGCTTGTGCAACGCCAGAGCGCTTCTGCATTACTGAGTCTAAATACTCCAGCATTGGGAACGACTGTGCTGCGGTTGCTGGTACGGTCAAGGCTTGTACTGCGCCTTGGGATTTCATGCGAACTACTCCATTAGGAGCAACGGTTAGCAGGTCATCCATGTTTACTTGACCATCAATAGCCGTCATACGAGGCATATTGGTCAGGTACATATTGTCAAGAATCTGACGGGTAATCGTAGATTTAATTAACTGAATGTCCATGCTGCGGTCTGCCAAGCTCTGCCCAAAGAACTTATGGGGCATTGGGATTGGGCAAATACTAGCAAATGGGATATGGTCTACTTCTTCGTTATCTAGGATCTCTGAGCCAGCATAGGTAATCTTACGCAGCTCGGCAATGCCATCCTCATCGTAATCGGTACGGATATAGCACTCAAATACTTCGATGTCTTGCATTGAGAAGTCTAATGACTGCGTTTCATCGGGCATCTCGCCACGGTCAAAACGAGCAATGCGCTCAGGCGTGTAAGTCAGGTCTGAGTAAGCAGGCAGATTATCTACAATGTCTTTAGAGTAGCCAGCAGCAATCAAGTCCGAGCGAGTCATATTTACTCGATGCGCTACAAATCGTGCGTCTTTAATCGTCTTATCACGCTTGGAGATCAAAAACTCCTCTGGCGGTACATTGGCAATCTTAACCCGACCAGACTCTTTCTTTTTCATTACCACTACATCGTAAGAGAATGTCGCAGGAATAATCATGCCGCTAATTGGGTCAATAATCTCAGGCGATACTTCCTTCATGTCCTGGCTTACTAACTCCATCGTGCCGTCAGAAAACAATAACTGGAACTCCTCGGCCGACAAGTCTTTGTACTTCTCTTTTGTAGGATCTGCGCTATCTTCCCACCAGTATTTGACGATTCCGTTCTTTTGCAACAGAGCGTCTTTAAACCAATTGTGCATCAGGATTACGCCATCATTGTCTTGGAAAAAGACTAGATTGCAGTATTCGGTAGCTTGTTTAGCGCCTTCCTCATCGCCTGGGCCTTTAGGCTCAAAGCGGCATAACTCGTCTGACTGGGTAAAGATACGCAGCAATTGTGGCAACGCACCATCAATAACCTCACATACTTCGCCAGTAACAATGGATGAACGGCCTTCTACCTCGTTGCCGTATGGCTCACGATTGTAGAAAAGCAAAGCCCGTCTACGAGCCTCGGTTGTTTCGGTTTCTACATATCCGATTGAGTTATCAATTTCGGACTCTAGAATACCTTTTAGCTTGTTGTCATCCATATTTAAACTATCCACTTTGCGTTAATCTTTAATGGCCTGTCCCACATATCGGGCTTCTCATCCAGTCCTACGGCAACATATCTCCATGCGTCTGCTGCGTGAGAATGTTGGTCATGTAAGGGTTTGTCACTAAACATCTTTGTGTCTGCGTCTACTGCGTATCTGTAGTGCCGTAAAGCCTGTAATCCCTCAGCGCATCGGTTGGTATCAAAGTAACACCGATTCATCAACATTCTAGCTGCGTTTATGCCGTCTGAGATAGACAGTTTAGGGGTAATCCGTACCGGCAGCCCCATGTTTTCAATAATCTCTTTTGTGCTGCGACCAGTCATATTCTTATGCTCTGCGTCATGCGGCAGCCAATGATCCCTATATGTATATCCCTTATTTTGAAGGACATTTACATAATGATCTATGGTTTTCTGATTGTCTTGATAGAAGTCAATAACTCGTACCTCACCGCCAGGCACAGTTTGTACGAACCAAATGCTTGTATTGTCTGCCCAGCCTAAGTCCCAGAATGTAGATACAGGGATAGACTTATCAACCTGTATATCTCTGATCCGATCTTCTTCTTGCGCTTTGCGTAGCTCGTTAGCATACACAGCGCCATCTAGGACTTGCCTTGTATTGCCTTCCCATACATTAAGATATGAGTCCATATCCCGTTCTTTCAAGTCCTCTTTTTCGTCTTGAAGAACTTTAGGAAACCAAGGATTGTCCGACCAGTTTACTTTTACTACCTTTGCCGACTTAGGCGGCATTACTACAAACCGTTTATAGGTTTCGTCTGTATCTAGCTCAGGATTGAAGGTAATCCATATCTCTGAGCCTTCTTTACGAATCGTAGGAATCAGCGTATCCCAGCTAGACTTACTGGTAGTCTGTGCTTCCTCTACCCAGCAGATGTCTACACCTTCAAACGACTTGATCTTGGTAATGTTGTGCTTTAAGCCTGCAAACAGGAACTCTGTTCCATTCTTACCAAAGATATTTGTATTCTGTATTGTGTAGAAGTCCTCTAAGCCTAGCGACTTGATCTGATCTGCAAGCAAAGCGTGTACCGAGTCACTAATGGAGTTCTGGAACTCACGAGCGCATAAGACCCTAATCTTCTTTCTTCTGCCTATAGCAAGCAATACCCTAGCTACTGTCCAAGACTTAGATGAGCCACGCCCACCGTATACGACCTTAAAACGGTAGTCCTCCAGTAAGCACTCTAGCTTTTCTGGTATCTCTAAACTTAGTTTTTCTTCTGCTTCGATCACTCTGGGCGCTTGATAATGAACTCGATCTGCTTTAGCTCGATAGCCTCGCCATCTACACCGCTAATCTCTGTAGCTTGTACGGCCTTGCCGTCTACCCTGTCAATTACTTCCTTGATTGCCCAAGGCTCACCCTGCTCGGCAGCATCTACTAGCTTTTGTGCAATGGTGCGTAATTTACGGCTATCTTCTTGAACCAAGGCTACTCTGAGCTGGTTATAGAACAGCTTGCCCTTCTTGCCGTTCTGATTGCCTATGGGCGCTCCACCCTTATTAGTTGGAGCAACTTCTACATTATTGTTTTCTTTAGCGTTTTCCATGCCATTCCCTTTGGGTTGATGGTTGATGATGTTGCTATTCTACAACATTTTTGCAGAGAACTACTTTCATTCCATCTATCATTCTAGGCAGGATGGTTAGCATCTGTTCACTTATGCCCATCTCATCTGCCAATGGGCTTTTCTCTAGCGATAGTTCTTTCATGTAGAACCTGTCTGTCCAGCCTAGATACCAATGCCAGTCTGTGTAGTACAGCCAGCTATTCTCATTGAACGCTCTTACATGGGTTGGGTCTTGCCAAGCCCCCAGGCTTAGGTCATACGGCACATGGATATGGAACTCGCCTTTATCTGATAGCAAGTCCTTGCAATTGGTCATTGCCGCCACCAAATCAGGTATATGCTCTAAAACATCGTTGGCGATGATCTTGTCAAACATCCCCTTCTTTATCTCTATATCGCCAAATCGTGTAGAGATTGTTTCTCCCCATGGCACATTGGTAATGTCTAGCACCCAATCAGGCTTTTTAATGGCCTGTATGTCTGCGTTTAAGCAGTCCTCTAGGAAGTCTTTACCGCTTCCAAGGTTAAGACAGTTTGGCAATGAGGTCATCTATGTTTGAGCTACAAAGTAATGGGATTAGCTCTTGGATCTCTTGGTCTGATCTTTCCCACCAAGGGTTTACCATAAGAGCTTCTATTTGTTTCTCTGTAAAACGGTACTTCAATACTTTTGCAGGGTTGCCGCCTACTACTGCGTAAGCCGGAACATCCTTTACTACTGTGGAATTAGCGCTGACTACTGCGCCATCTCCTATCGTGATGCCAGACATAATCGTGCAGCCTGATCCGAGCCATACATCGTTACCGATGGTTATATCGCCTTTAGTAGCTGGATGGCCTTCACCATGCCACTTAAATACATCTTGGTAAATATGCCCAAATGGATATGTTGTGGCCCAATCTGTCCTGTGGTTGCCACCTAAAAACAATTGCACATTATCTGCAATGCTACAGAATGAGCCTATCGTTACTTGCGCTCCTTCTCCCCAGCTACGAATGACTAGATTCTCTAGTCCGTATGTATATCTCAGCTAATCACCATTTAACTTTGTTTGCCCAGAACGCTGCGCTCATCTTGCCTTTGGCTATGTTTTTAGCGTGTCTTGCTTTGAAACTCTTGCGCCTGGCTTGGTTAGCCATTGATTCGCCTTCTTTGGCTGGGCTACCGCTTACGCCTTGCTGACCGAATCGAATTGTTTTTACTTTATCGCCTTCTTTGGCCACAACTACATGACTTTTAGTGGGATGGTTTGGTGTGCGCTTAGGCTTATTGTATCCAGCAACGCCCATGCGCTCTAGGATTCCAGCAGCCTCACGGACTTTCATTTTTTGTATCGTGCAGACTTAGCGGCTTCGCTGATAGCAATAGCGATGGCCTGCTTAGGATTCTTTACCACTTTGCCGCCTTTGCCGGAATGTAGAGTACCTTCTTTGTACTCGCCCATTACTTTGCCAATCTTCTTTTGTTTAGCGGTCATCTTCATTTTTTGGCTTTCATTGGTTTAGCTGTTTTAGCTGCGGCCTTGAAGTCTTTGGCGCTAGGTGCTGCCTTGCTGCCTACTTTGTTCATCTTTTCGCCTGAGC